GTTTCCCAGTCACGATCCTTGGTAGCCCCTATAGAAAGGGTGGCGCAGAAATTTCAAACTGAGACACTACCAAAAGGGTTGTATTGTAGTTGTTGTGGTGGTAGTTATTTACGCGGGCCTCTTCCCCCCGCCGGGGCTTTATTGTCAGCTAAACCCACACGTAGCCCACGTGTAGCCCGGTGCGGCCTACTAAGAGCCACAACATTAATGTTGTGGCTCTTTTTACTTGTGTAAGAATAAACTGTTGATGCGCTGGTTTATTTTATCGTATAATTTTATATCCATCGGTGCGTATATACAACCAGCACTCCCGCGATTAGGTATGCTTATGGGGTTGCAGCCCCGTTTATGTCAACCTCCTTGCACGTAAACAAATTATTCCGTATAACTCGACAGTAACGGTTAAATGACCTGCGGCAATAAGATGGATTTGATGTTGGAACCCGAAATTGGTGTCCCGTATTCGGACAAAGTTCCGTATCTGGACCTTCGTGCACGCGCGGAAGCTGCATGTAACACGGCTTCTATGCTCTCCGAACATGGTTTAGACATCGAACCAACCGCAGAAGACGAGAATACCGCCGCAAAACTTGCGTTGGCCTACGCTGACAACCCCGATAAAACGTCGAGACGCGTTACAGACAAGCGTGCAGCCAAGCTCCCACCCCCTGCGCTCGTGGCTACTCACGGAATCCTTACACAGTTCGGGCACTCGGTGGTGGAGAGTGCGGTTCAAGTCCGCCATTTGGTGACAAACAAGCTAATTGAAGAGACTGAGAATCCTGATCCACGGGTGCGAATCCGTGCATTGGAGCTTTTAGGTAAGATTTCGGATGTCGGCTTGTTTACAGAGAAGACAGAAGTCACAATTACGCACAGAACTACGGACGAATTGCGCGAAAGCCTGCGTTCTAAGCTGGCGAAGCTGGTAAATCCTGCGGATGAAGCCGAAGATGCGGTCATTATTGATGGAGAAGTCATAGATGTGGACGCAGAACTCGGTATCGAGGACGAAACCGATGAATGATACGGCGTTAGGGTTCTCTGAAGATGAGATCGAGCACATGCTCGCCAATCTGGACGCCTTTTCGCCCGAAGAAATCGCAGAAATTGATAAAATGGTGGGGGAACTCACTAATCGTAAACAGAATCAGGCTGCTTACGACGATCTGATCGAGTTTTGTAAGTTGATGATGCCCGATTTCCTCGTTGGTAAGCACCACCGCATTCTTGCGGACATGCTGATGGCAATCGAGTCCGGTGATAAAGACCGTGTTTGCGTGAATATTCCACCTCGTCATGGTAAATCCCAGCTCGTTTCTATCTTCTACCCAGCGTGGTTTCTGGGGAGGAACCCAACCAAAAAAGTTATGATGGTGTCGCACACCACAGACCTCGCGGTGGATTTTGGACGTAAGGTTCGTAACCTGATTGCCACCGATGCGTATAAAGCGGTGTTTCCTACTACGTCATTGGCGCAGGATAGCAAGTCAGCAGGTAGATGGAACACAAACGTCGGCGGGGAATACTACGCTTGTGGTATCGGGTCTGCCCTAGCGGGTCGTGGTGCTGACCTCCTGCTGGTTGACGACCCACATTCCGAACAGGATGTGATTAACGGCAACTTCGAGGTGTTTGAGAAAGCCTACGAGTGGTTCACCTTCGGTGCGCGTACTCGTCTGATGCCCGGGGGGCGTGTGGCTATCATTCAAACCCGTTGGCATATGGACGACCTGACAGGGCGCGTGACGACGGACATGGTGAAGAACGCTCGTGCGGACCAGTACGAGGTGGTAGAGTTCCCAGCCATCCTTGAGGTGAAGCGTAAGGGGTCTAATACTTATGTAGAGAAGCCCCTGTGGCCTGAGTTCTTCGATCTGGAGGCATTGCTGCGGACTAAGGCATCTATGCCGACGTTCCAGTGGAACGCACAGTATCAACAGCAACCTACCGCAGAAGAAGCCTCTATCGTTAAACGTGAGTGGTGGGGGCAGTGGGAGCAGGATAACCCACCTGCGTGTGAGTACATCATAATGTCTTTGGACGCAGCGGCGGAGACACACAACCGAGCCGACTACACGGCGCTTACAACTTGGGGCGTTTTCCTAAACGAAGACACGGGTGCGTACAATATAATATTGTTGAATAGTATCAAAAAACGTCTAGAGTTCCCAGAGTTGAAACAGTTGGCCATGGAAGAGTATAGCGAATGGGAACCCGATGCGTTCATTGTGGAGAAGAAATCGGCAGGGACGGCACTCTACCAAGAGATGCGGCGCATGGGGTTGCCCGTATCTGAGTTCACCCCGCACCGTGGGTCGGGGGATAAGTTAGCACGTTTGAACTCTGTAGCTGATATTGTGGCGTCTGGCATTTGTTGGGTGCCCCCTACCAGATGGGCAGAGGAAGTGATAGAAGAGATTGCTGGATTCCCTTTTATGAGTCATGATGACCTAGTGGACTCAACGGTGATGGCTCTTATGAGATTTAGGCAGGGAGGTTTTATACGGTTGCCTTCTGACGAGCCGGAGGAACCAACATACTTCAAGCAGAGACGCGGCGGGTATTACTAAGAGGTTAAAACATGGCTATAGAGAAAAGCAACAACCTCGCTCCCCAGAGCATTGAAGACGAGCTAGAGGGCTTGGAGATGGGTGATGTTGGCGTTGATACCGACATTGAGATTGAGGTCGTTAACCCCGAGTCCATCACGCTTGATGACGGCTCAATGGAGATTACCCTGATCCCTGATGCAGAGATTTCTGACTTCACCGAGTTTGATATGAACCTCGCGGAGGTTCTCGACGAGTCCCACCTGCGAGAGATTTCCAACGATCTTGTTGGGCTTGTTGCTGCTGATATTGACGGGCGCAAGGAGTGGGCGGATACCTTCGTTAAAGGGTTGGACGTGCTGGGGTTCAAGTATGAAGAACGCACGGAGCCGTGGGAGGGCGCTTGTGGCGTCTATTCTACAGTGCTCGCGGAGGCTGCTATCCGCTTCCAAGCAGAAACTATGTCGGAGACATTCCCTGCCAGTGGACCTGTAAAGGTCAAGATTCTTGGTGAAGAGACTAAGGACAAGGTAGAGGCAGCGCAGCGTGTCAAAGCTGACATGAACTACGAGCTGACCGAACGTATGGTTGAGTATCGCCCAGAGCATGAGCGGTTGCTCTACAGCTTGGGTCTGGCGGGGTCTGCGTTCAAGAAAGTTTACTTTGATCCAAATGTAGGGCGACAGGTCGCCATCTATGTACCTGCTGAAGATGTTATCGTGCCATACGGTGCGAGCCACATCGAGACAGCGGAGCGCGTAACGCACGTTATGCGTAAGACTAAAAACGAGATGCGTAAGCTACAGGTTGCTGGGTTCTATCGTGACGTAGACCTTGGCGAACCAGAGCCATACCACAGCGACATTGAGGAACGTAAAGCGGAAGAAGGTGGACTCTCTCTCACTGACGACAACCGCTATGCACTATATGAAGTTCATGCTGATCTAGTTATCGAAGGCATTGATGATTCTGACGAGGACATTGCTAAGCCGTATATCGTAACCATCGAACGTGGTAGCGGTGAGGTGTTGGCAATCCGCCGCAACTGGAACGAGGATGACGAGCTTACGCTGAAGCGTCAGCACTTCGTTCACTATGTTTACGTGCCGGGATTTGGGTTTTATGGGCTTGGCCTCATTCATATCATTGGTGGATATGCGAGGGCGGGCACGTCCTTGATACGTCAGCTAGTTGATGCTGGAACGCTCTCCAACCTCCCGGGGGGGCTGAAGTCCCGTGGACTCCGTATCAAGGGCGATAATTCGCCCATCGAGCCGGGTGAGTGGAAGGACGTTGATGTGCCTAGCGGCTCTATCCGCGACAACCTCATGCCACTCCCCTATAAAGAACCTAGCCAGACCCTTCTTGCTTTATTGAACCAAATTACGAACGAAGGGCGTAGGCTGGGCGCTATCTCAGACATGAACATCTCGGACATGTCTGCAAACGCGCCTGTGGGCACAACGCTGGCTCTCCTAGAGCGCACCCTGAAGCCTATGGCTGCTGTGCAAGCGCGCGTTCACTATGCCATGAAGCAAGAGTTCAAAATGCTCAAAGCGATCATGGCGGAGTACGCCCCTGAAGAGTATGGCTACCAGCCACAACGGGGCGAGATTAGCGCACGTCAGAATGACTATATGACAACGGATGTAATCCCTGTCAGTGATCCTAACAGTTCTACCATGGCGCAGCGTGTCGTGCAGTATCAAGCGGTGTTGCAGATGGCGCAACAGGCACCGCAAATCTACGACCTACCCCAGCTACATAGACAGATGATCGAGGTGTTGGGCGTAAAGAACGCAGACAAACTTGTTCCTACGAAAGACGACGCGAAACCGACCGATCCAGTCAGCGAGAACATGGACGCACTGATTGGCAAACCGATGAAGGCGTTTATCTACCAAGATCACGCGGCTCACATTGCGACCCACATGTCATTCATGAAAGACCCGATGATTGCTCAGATGATCGGACAGAACCCGCAAGCACAGCAGATTATGGCTTCGCTACAGGCACACATCGCAGAGCACCTTGGGTTCCAGTACCGTCAGCAGATCGAGGAGAAACTCGGAGCGCCACTACCAGCGCCAAACGAGGAGCTACCAGAAGAGGTCGAAGTGCAGCTTGCACGTCTTGTGGCAGACGCAGGGCAGCAACTTACTCAGGCGCATCAGCAGCAGGCTGCACAGCAACAAGCTCAGCAGCAAGCGCAAGACCCTGCGTTCCAGCTACAGCAGATGGAGGCACAGGCGAAGGTGCAAGAAGTGGAGCGTAAAGCAGCTAAAGACCAGATGGATGCAGAGTTCAAACGGGCTACGTTGCAGCAGAAAGCCAAGAAAGACCTCGTGGACTCTGCCCTTGAAGCTGAGAGACTCAAAATCGACCAGCAAGAGTTGGCTATTGATGCTCAGAAAGAGGGGGTCAAACTTGCAGCAGACCGCCGCAGGGACAACATGAAGCTTGACCTTGAGTTAACTAAGATGATGACAGGCAAGAATAACAGGAGCTAATTGTGGCTAAAACCGTCTTTGACGTGCTGATAGAACGAGTCGACGAGCAAGTCTCGTCTGCGCAAGACTTCCTGAACGCAGGGTCCGCTAAGGATTATGCGAACTACAGGGAGGTTGTTGGCTTAATTCGGGGTCTCGAAGCCAGCAAATCCTTCATTGAAGACCTCTCGCGCAACTATATGGATTATGAAGATGCCTAAAACTCAGACGATTGAATTGCCTGATGCACTAAAGCAAACGATGGAAGCGGAAGCCGCTCCAGCCGAGCCGATCAGACGAAAAGTTACAGATGCGGAGTGGGAAGCACAGCTACCCAAACCCACGGGCTATCGTATTTTGATCGCATTGCCAGATGTGGAAGAATATTACAAAAACAGCACCCTACTTAAGACCCCGGATGTGATGCACAAAGAGTACATCATGTCGATTATGGGGGTCGTTATTGACATGGGTCCAGACGCTTATGGTGATAAAGAACGGTTTCCTAACGGGCCGTGGTGCAAAGAAGGCGACTACGTAATGTTCCGCATGAACACGGGTACGCGGTTCAGGGTGAACGGCAAGGAGTTTCGTTTGATGAACGATGACTCTGTTGAAGCTGTAATTCCTGATCCGAGCGGTATCATGGCAGTATAGGAGACAGGTAAATGCCATTCCAAAAAGTAGAATTTGAATTCCCCGAAGGTGGGGGCAACGAAAAAGAAGTTGAGATCGACATTGAAAAGTCGAGCGCGGAAGAGGTAGACATCGGTGGTAAAAAGGATAAAGCAGAAGCTAAGCAAGATGAAATTGTCGTTGAAGACGAAGTGGATACTGATGACGACAGATATGAGATTGAAGTGGTTGACGATACGCCCAAAGCGGATCGGAACCGTAAGCCTTCTGACCCGCCTGAAGATGTTACTGATGAGGAACTAGAGGATTATTCCGAGAAAGTTCGTAAGCGCATCCAGCATTTCAGCAAAGGGTATCACGATGAACGCCGTGCCAAAGAACAGGCAATGCGGGAACGTGAGGAACTTGAGCGCTTATCTCAGAAGTTGCTCGAAGAGAATAAGTCTCTAAAGACCAACGTAAATAAGAATCAATTAGCGCTGCTTGAACAAGCTAAGAAAAACGCGGCTATTGAGATGGAATCTGCTAGGAAGGCGTATAAAGATGCCTACGAGGCGGGTGACTCCGAGGCTGTTGTAGCTGCGCAAGAGAACCTAACAAACGTCAGGATAAAGGCTGATAGGTTGAATAATTTCAAGTTATCACCTTTACAGGAAGAAGAAACTCCTGTTAGAGTGGAACTTGAAACCGCCCCTGTGCAGGTTCAGGTTGATCCCAAGGCAGCGGCTTGGCAAGAAGCCAATCCTTGGTTCAATCAGGACATTGAGATGACGAGCTTTGCTCTCGGGTTGCATAACAAACTCGTCCAAGAGGGGATCAGCCCTCAAACAGATGAATACTACGAGAGAATTGATTCTCGTATGCGACAGTTATTCCCCGAGAATTTCGAGGATGACACGGAGGTAGAAGAGCAAAAACCGAGGAAGCGAGCTTCCAACGTGGTTGCACCCGCTACGCGGAGCACAGCGCCTAAGAAAATCAGGCTTACGCAATCACAAGTGACAATCGCCAAGCGGTTAGGACTTACCCCCGAACAGTACGCCAAACAGGTTGCATTAGATATGAGGAAACAAAATGGCTGAGAATCGTATAAGCCGAGACCTTGAGTCCCGTGAAAAAACGACCCGCAGAAAGGCTTGGCAGCGCCCAGAGGTGCTACCGTCACCGAATCCCGAGCCGGGTTATGGATTTCGTTGGGTACGTGTTAGTTCGCTCGGAAACACTGATGCCACTAATGTTTCTTCAAAACTGCGTGAAGGTTGGGAACCCGTAAAGGCTTCAGACCACCCAGAGATTACGTTGGTGACTATCGAGAACGAGAGGTTCAAAGATAACATCGTGATTGGTGGCTTGATGCTTTGTAAGGCTCCAGAGGAATTAATCGAGGAGCGTAACGACTACTATAAAGTTCAGACGCGCTCCCAGATGGACTCCGTTGACAACAACCTCATGAGAGAAAACGACCCTCGTATGCCTCTGTTTAACGACAGAAAGACGAAGGTTACATTTGGTAACGGAACTTAATAGGAGCTTAAAATGGCTTATCCTACTGTAAGCGGGCCATACGGCCTAGTTCCGGTAAAACTGTTGAGCGGCTCTCCTTTCGTGGGTGTAACTCGTCACTTCAAAATTGCGAGTGGCTACGCTACTTCCATCTTCTATGGGGACGCTGTAAAACTTGTTACCGGAGGCACTGTTGAGCGTGATACGTTCGATGCTGCCATGACACCTGTC